GCAGTAGGCCGCGCTCTTCGCCACCAGCGGCGTCGTCTTCCCGGCGCGGACGGCTCCCTCCAAGTCCACGTAGGGCCACCGCTCGGCATCGGCGAGCAGGAACGCGCTCTGCACCGGGTTCCAGAAGTCTTTGACCTCGGGCATCACGACCACCAGCGGTCGAGCGCCTTCTCGACCAGCCACGCCACCAGCGCGACCGTCGCGAAGAACACGATCAGCCAGCCCGCATCCCTCATCGCACGCGTCGCCACTGGCGCACGGGACGCCGCCACGCGTAGCGCACGTCTTCGACGTAGGCGTGAACCCCGAAGATGCCGCCAGCGATGGCCGAGGTGAACAGACACGCCGTCACGTCGAGCAGGAACCAGAACCACCACGCCACGCGCTCCCACGCGTTCCTCAATGCACGACCCCCGTCCAGCGCGGCGGCGGCAGATGCCACCAGCGCGTCAGCACCTCGCACATCCACGCGTCGCGCTCGCGCTCGGCGGCGTCCGCGCCCTCGCGGTCGCCCTCATACTCGGCCTGCAGGTAGTTGTAGTGCAGCAGTTCCCACGTCACGAACAGCGGGTCGTGGAGCGGGATGTCGTCCAGCCCTTGGAACGCGTCCTTGTAGTTCATCACGCCCCTCCCAGCAGGTCGCGGATCTCGCGCACCAGCGTGCTGCTGTTCGCCGTCTCGCCGTGGTCGCAGAGCCGCAGCATCGCGCAGTGCAGCAACTGGGCGTAGCGTTCGTTGCGCCGCAGCACCGTGCGCGTGTTCTCCGTCAGCGTGAAGTCGAGCACCAGCCGCAGCGCGGCGTCGTCCTCGGCGTCGAACTTCCACCACGGCGGCGGCGTCTCCGGCGGCGGCACGCCCGCCTCGTAGGTGCTCGCCCGCAGCCGCCCGATCAGCGTCCGCGCCGCGAGGATCGTCGGGTCGTGGTCGGCGGTGTCAGCCGTCTCGGTCATCAGGCTCTCCAGTGGGCAACGCGCGCGTCGAGCCAACCAGCTTCGGCTGCTGCGCGGTGACGAACGCAAACTCCTCGCTCGTCGTGAACACGTTCACGATGGTCGTGGGCCGGTGCTCGCTCGGCACCTCATCGATCTGCGGCACCCGCCCGAAGCGCCGCTGCTCCAGCACGTTGAGCGCCGCCTGCCGGTCCCGCGCCCGCAGCCGGTAGTAGCCGCCGAAGAACTTCGCGACCTGCTCGCCCGTCCCCGTCGCGAGCACACTCAGCGCCTCGATGATCCGCTCGCCATCCGGCTTGCCGGTGTGCTTGTCAATGAGTGCGGCGGTCGGGTTTGTCAGCAGGTACTCGGCGGCGGCGGCGAGGGCGCGGCCCCTCGGCTTCCGGGGTTTCCTCGGCTTGCGGTTCCGATTCGGAAACCGATCCGGTGCCTTCGTCTTCACGGGCATGGCGTGCCCCTTTCGGTGTCGCGACCAGCGCGACGTAGAACGTGCGGTTCCGCAGCGCCTGCAGCACGTCGGTCAGCCCGGCCACACTCGCCGGGTCCAGCGACAGCCGTAGCAGCGCCTCGCCCTCGCCGTTGAGCGCGAACGCCGCGCCGAGGTCGGGCAGATGCGCGAGGGCGCAGAAGACCGTGTCGGCCATGTCGGGCATCGCAGGCTTCACGCGATCACCCCCAGCGCAGCCTCGTCGGCCTTGAACGCGGCCAGCGACGGGAAGTAGAGCACCCCGTCTCGATGCGCCGTGCCCTTCACGTCGAGCGTCCTGCCGTCGTGCAGGAAGTCCCAGCCGAGGTCGGGCGCGTGCGTCCGCACCGGCTGACCCAGCCACCGGCTCGCCGCACACTCGGCGGCTGCGCCCTGCCACTCCGCGTCGAACGGCGACAGCCCGCCGTGCGCGTGCGCCGCCACCGCCTTGTTCACCGCCCCGCGTGCCCGGTCTGCGGCCTGCCGCGCCACCACCACCGCGTCGATCTCGCGGCGCGGGATGCGGAACCACGCGTGCAGCGACACCAGTTCGTCCTGCGTCACCGACGGACGCAGCCCCGCCCGCCCGATGCGCCGAGGCTGCTGCCGCACCATGAACGCCGGGCGACCGAGGTAGCCGATGAGCCGCACGCGGATCAGTTCGTCCATGTGCCGTCGATGGCTGCGACCGGGTTGAACCCCGTCACGCTCGCCTCGCGGAACAGTTGCCCGTCCACGAAGATCTGCACCGTGATGGTGCCGCTGAAGAAGTCGCGGTCCTTCGCCGACAGCGAGAGGAAGCTCGACGTGCGCGTGGTCTTCAGCGTCGAGAACCACGGCAGGTTCGTGCGGATCGTGCTCGTCCCCTCGGTGCTCGACGTGAGCGTGATCTCCACCGTGCCGGGGTCCGTCCCCGTGACGTGGAAGTCGATGACGTGGACCGCTGGCGGCGGCGCAGGCGGGTCGGGCGCGATGACGGAGACGCTCTTGTCCTCGGAGCAGCCGCAGAGCGTCGAGCACCCCGCCAGCAGACCGAGCAGGGGCAGCGCGAGCAGCAGGCGGTGCGGCATGGCTGGGTATCCTACCGCAAGCTCACGTCGATGAGCGCCAGCACCGTGTCGCTGCCGCCCGCGTTGACGATGGCCTGCCGCGCCTCGATGAGCGCCGCCCTGAGCCGCGCGGCCTCGCTCTGGCCCTCGCTGTCGAACAGCGCCGGAGGCGACGCGTAGGCGCTGCTGCTGACCGTCACGAAGCCCTCGCCGTCGAGCAGCAACTGCAGCAGGTCGGGCAGCGCGTGCGGGTCGTGCTTCACGCGCAGCGGCACCGTCGAGGCCAGCACCGTCTCGGCGAACGGCAGCGCGAGCGCCTCGACGTGCGACGCGCGCATGAACACGATCAGGCAGCGCCGCAGCATCAGCAGTTCCTGCGTCAGGTCCAGCGCCTGCGTCGTCACGTCGTGCAGGTCGCGGGCGCTGACCACGCACCGCTCGCCGGGCAGCGCCAGCGCCGAGGCCAGCGACAACTGCAGCAGCCGCTCGCGCAGCAGGTTGGAGTGCGCGTCGGGGTGGCTGACGAGGTCGAACGGCTCGGTGCTGCTCATCGCGGCTCCAGTTCGATGGTGACGCCCTCGCGGTCGCTGGCGAGCGCGTCAGGCCCGAGCAGCGTGCGCCGGGCGTTGATGGCGACGACCTGCTTATCGTCCAGATAGGCGATGCCCGTTAGGGCGTCGAGCACCGCCCGCACCAGCTTGTCGAGGTCGGGCGCGTCGCCCTGCCGCCGGGGCTGGACGACGAAGTGGAGCTTCATCCAGACCTCGCCCTCGGTCGGCGGCTCGGTGCCCAGCGCGGCCCGCATGGCCCAGCCGACGGCGGTGCGCCACGCCTTGAGATGGACGCTGTTGTGCGTCATGCGCCCCTTCCCGAGCGACCGCATCGACCCTTGGGGCACCGGGCGACCGGGCACGAAACATTGGGCTTTTCGCATATTTGGACGTTAGGGCACTTGACCCTTACCGCGAAGTGGCGCGTTTGCAACAACTTCCAGCACCTAACATGAAGTGTGCCACGCGTGTCTCAGAATGGCACACTGTGAAAAGATTCTCACCACCCGTAAGTTGTTGATAATCCCACAACCGGACATGGGGCTGTAGACCGCTAGGTTGCCCCACGTTGAACGCGACCGCGTCCAGACGGGGGTAGTAGCGGCCCCCCCTGAGATCTCTTCACCACGGAGGCGCTTCGCTTTTCGAGCGAAGGTGGGTGTCGGAGAACCGACAGCCCCCTCGGAACCCCCCCGTTCCCCCCGGAGGGGAAGCTCGATTGTCGCATCGCGGGCGCGGCCCCGGTTTTCCGGGGTGAAGCTCTGGGCGCTCCGAGGGACGCCAGACGCGTTGACGAGGCACGGTGAGTGGCCCCTCCGGTCCTGCGACGACGAGCAGGCGTCTGCGAACCTCCAGCACGCGACTGGCGACGACCTGCTTGCGCCACCAGAGGTGGACGGGTTCCCCGCGCTTGAAGCTCACGCCCGTGGCTCCGGCTTGCGGTAGGCCCGCAGGGGCTGCTCGTTGTCGTCCAGTTCCAGCAGGATGGTCCCGAACTCCTCGTAGCCGACGCGATGGACGGTCGTCCATTGGCCCTCGGAGATCGTGAGGATCGTGATGGGCGGCGCGACATCGGGCAGCGGGGTGCCTTTCGTGAGGAACGCCAACACGGCGTTGAGCGGATACGGGACGAGCGCGGGGCGGTCGGTGGTCATGCGATGCTCCAGTGGGTGTGACGTGACTGCGACGACCGTCACACCCTCCCTAAAGGGAGGGAGGGTGGGTGTGACAGAACGGTTTGGTCACAGTGTGACGGTCACACTGTGACGGGGTCTTACTCGTCATCGTGGCGACCCTCCAGCCGCCCCCAGCGGTGGACCCCGTCCCGGTCGCTGGTGATGAGGGTGAACTTGGTGCCCTTGTAGCGGTGGAGGTTCGCCTTGACGGACGACGCTTTCGCGCCCGTCTGCTCGACCAGTTCGGCCTGCGTCATCTTGCCGGAGGCGAGGGCGGCGTAGATACGGGCCGGGATGGGCAGCGTCGCGGCCAGTTCCGGCTCGTCGGCGAGGTTGGTGCGGCGCACGGTGATGTTGTCGAGGGTGCCGTCGCCCCGTTCGGTCAGGTCGAGCGCGAGGCCGTAGGGCGGCGTGGTGCCCCGGAAGCTGGCCTTCGGGTTGTAGATCCCGTTGTTGATGTGGGCGAGGTCCGTCTCGGCGTTCACGCGTTTGACGAACCATGTGGCGCGGGCGCTGTTGTGCCAGACGACGGAGCCGAAGGGGCGCTGCTGCTGCGGCTCGCGGGCGTTGCCGGGGTCTTCGGCGCGGGTGTGGGCGATCAGTTGGGAGCCGCGCCCGATGCGGCGCAGGGCGGCGTGGAAGTCCTTGGCGACGATGCTGTCCTCGGGCTTGCCGTCGCACGCGAGGATGGCCGAGTCGATGACGAGGAACTGGATGTCGGCCTCGCTGCACCGCTGCTTCACGGCGTCGGCGATGACGGTCAGGGGCGCGGCGCAGCGCATATGGGCGATGGTCGGCGGCAGGCCGAGCGCGTCGAAGCGGTCCTTGTGGACGCCGATCTCCATCTCCCAATCGAGGATGAGGCTCCTGATGCCGAGCCGCCCCAGTTCCCCGAGCATCGCCAGCGCGATCATGCTCTTGCCCGTGGCCGCTTGGCCGAAGAAGACCTGCGGGTGGTCGAGGTAGATCGGCATCCCGTAGACGGTGACGCAGCGGTCAGGCGGCGTGCGGGCGGCGGCGTGGATCCACGCGAGCGGCTCGCCCTCCTTCTCGGTGTCGATGACGCGCTGGACGAAGTCCTCGATGAGGTCTTCCCAGCGCACGTCGCGCGGGTTGGTCGCGGCGCGGATGGCGCAGTTACGGGCGAGGGACTGCTTGTCGCGGGCGAACATCAGGTTGACCCGCTCCGTGAACAGCGTCGTGCCGTCCTTGCCGAACGTGCGTGCGCCGGGCAGGCTGGTGCGGGCGGTGATCTCGCCGATGAGGTGCCCGCGCTCGCGGTGCAGCCCGGTGATCCGCAGTTCCACCGCGCCGTCGAGCGCCGTGTAGCGGTAGGTGTCCTCGACCACCCGGAAGGTGCGCGAGGGGTCGCGGCTGAAGAGGTCGTCGCCGGTCGGCAGCGGCTTGTTCACGCCCGCGACTCGGCCCGCAGGGCGCGGTTCTCGGTCAGGAGGCGCTCGTAGCGCCCCTGCAGCGTGTCGAACGACTGGAGGGTGTCGTGCAGCAGGTCGAGGCTGCGGTAGAGCGCCTCGCGGTAGCGGGCGACCTCCTCGGCCAAGGTGTGCTCAGAGAGCGCGAGGTGTTCCCTCGCAAGCTCGGGCGCGGTCTGATAGGATTGTGCCGTCATCGTGCTCACCTCACGTTGGCAACCGGGAAAGACCCGACGCGCTGACCCCACTCGGCGCGTCGGGCACGATTCTCGGTCCTCGCGCCGGTCAGGCGCAAGCCACAAAATCTAGGAACGCCCCGCGCGCGTGCTACGAACGGTGGGGGTCCGCATCACGCGCGTGACGCCGGGCACATTGAACCCCTCGCCCATCTGATCGACCAGCGCCTGCAGCCCCTTCAGGTTCGCCTGCACCAGCAGCGGACGCATCGCGCTGTCGCTCGCCGCCGCGAACTGCAGCAGCGCGTCGAAGTCCTCGACCACCGGCTCGTAGGTGACCGTCACCGCGACGCCCGAGGTCTTCTTCGTCGGGGGCACGACCACCGGGGCCATGAACTCCTCGACCGGGGCCGAGGCGATGGACGCCGCCAGCGCCGTGTTCCCGCGCAGCCGTGCGGCCTCGGCATCCGACGCCCGTGCGGCCTCCGCGTCGGCCAGTGCCGCCGCCTCCGCGTCGCGCCGGGCCTTCTCCTCGGCCCGCTGCCGCGCCACCTCGTAGCTGCCGATGGCCCGGTTCAGCGCGTCGAGCGCGACCGTGCAGGGCAGCAGGCGCAGGCGCAGTTCCTCGCAGAGCGCCTTGTGCGCGGCGTGGGCGCGGGCGACGTGCGGCTTGTAGCCCGCCTCGATCTCGCGGATGAGCGCCTTGACGCCCTCGCGATACTCGACGGCCAGTTCCGCCGTCTCGGGGCCGTCCACCACCCACGTCGCCACCTCGGCGAGGTCGATGTGCGTGGCGGGTTCAAACACGACGAGCGTCTCAGTCTTCGCCATCAGGGATCTCCAGTGCCAGTTGCAACTGCGCCACGGCGACGCAGGCGTTGAAGTGCCGCAGGTCGCCGCGATGCTCGCGGCAGACCGTCAGCTTCGGCGCTCCCGACGGGAGCAGTTCGATGAACGCCCGGTCGTGCGGCGTCGGCTGCGGGGCAGCATACGCGGCCAACTGGAGCGGCGTCCACGGCGCGGCGCGGCCCGTCTTGAAGTCGATGACCATCGGCAGGTCGCGCCCCCGGAGGCGGCAGCGCAGGTCCAGCCAGCCCGCGTAGCTGCCGCCGTCCACCAGTTCCTCGGCCCCGAGCACCTCGATGCCGAACGTGTCCAGCGCCCGCACGCCCGCCGCGTAGAACGGCAGGTCGCCCGCCAGCAGATGCGCGCGGGCCTCGGCGTCCCCGAGCGTCTGCAGGACGTGCAGCGCCTTGTGGACGCGCGTGCCCCGGTTGCGGGCCTCGACGGTCCAGTAGGGCGAGGTCAGGCGGCACCGCCGCAGGATCTCAGTGACGCCCAGCACCCGCTGGCCCTCGCGCCAGAAGGTGTGGGTTTCGTGGTCGAAGTGCAGCGTCGGCATCACCAGTTTTGAAACAGCAGCACCGGGATGCCGCGCATCTCGTCGGTGCCCTGCCGCAGCAGCGCGTGGTCCTTGCTGCACCAGAGGTAGTCGTCGGTGTCGCGGACCCGCCAGCCTGCGCCCTCGGCCAGCGTGACGAGGTCAGGCCACGCCTGCTGCGCGGCCTCCTCCAGCATCGCCTTGGGCACCTCGATGACCAACTGCTTGGCGTAGACCTTCGGCCCCGCACGGGGCGCGCGTGCCTTCGCCATCACAGTCCCCCGAGGTCAGGGTTGCCCGGCAGCGGGTTGGCGTCCTGCGCACGGTCGTAGGTCAGGTCGCCGTTGCCGATGGTGACGCCGTGGTCCTGCGGGTTCTCCATCGCCGAGAGCAGCTTGCCGAACTGCGCGCCCTGCAGGATGGCCCCGGTCGAGGTGTAGCCCCAGAGCGCGAAGATCAACTGCTTGACCTGCGTCTCGTTCAGCCCCTGCTCCTTCGCCACCTTGAAGAGCAAGCCCCGGTCCTTCGCGCTGATGCGGACCCCGTCCTCGCGCACCGGGTCGGCGATGACGCGCGGCTCGACGCGCTCCTCGGCAGGCGGCGTCGCGGGCACCGGCTTGGGCGCGGCCACCGGCTTGGCGGTCGCGGGCTGCGTCTTCGGCGGCGCAGGCGGGGCCGTGCGCTTCGGCGGTGCGGCCTGCTGGGCCTCCTTGCCGTCATCGTCCTCGGCAGCGACCCCGACCATCGCGAGCAGGGCATACCGACGAAGGTATGAAACCAGCGACCCAACCTTCTGCGGCGCGACCTCGCCGCTCGGGAGCTTCACGGTCGTCGCCAGCCACTCGCCCGACTGGTCGATCAGGCGCGTCTCGACCAGCACGATCAGCCCGCTGCTGCCCTGCGGGCGTTGCATGGCGACGCCCTGCAACAGCGCGATGCCCGCTGCGTTCAGCGCCGGGCGCACCGCCGCGAGCACCGCCGCGAGGTCGGCGTACTTGTAGACGTACTTCTCGGCGTCAGCGACCTGCGACGCCTTCAGGTCGCCGTAGTTGGCCTGCGCCTTCGCGAGCGCGGCGGCGAGCTTGGCAAACGTGGGGGAGTGCGCGAACACCCCGCTCTCGACCGCCGGGGTGGGCGGCTGCTGTTCTTCGGTCATCGGGCTTCTCCAGTGCGGCGTGCGCGAAAGGCACGCATCCGCGCGTTGTAGCAGGTTCGACACTGGCGGTGCTCGCGTCCGTCGCGAGCCGACCAGCGGCTGATGTTGTCGCCGTCGATGGCGTGGCCGTTCTTGCAGACGCTCCGGTGCGTGCGCTTGTGCGTGGAGTAGGTCAGCGCCTCAAGGTGCGCGGGGTTCACGCACGCCTTCACCCCGCAACGGTGATGCACTTCGTGCCCCGCCGGGATCGGCCCGACGTGCTGCTCGTAGACGAGGCGATGCGCGTAGACCTGCGGGCGCTCGCCTGCGAGATACCGGGCAGGGTCATACGCCTGCCCGTAGCCGTTGGGCATCACGTAGCCGGGCCAGAGCACACAGTCGGTCACTTGCCCTCAGCCGCATCGAGCAGCGGTGTCTCGGCAGGCGGCGCGGGTGCCGCCTGCACATCCAAGTCGATCTCGGTCTTCCCGACGTAGCGAATGACGCCCCACACCCGCGACCCCCGGCCCCGGCTGCGCGGGCGCGGCGGGTCGAGGTCGTCGGCCAGCACCCGCAGCGCGCTCGCCACGGCCAGCGCCTTGGCCGTCCGCTCGTAGAGCACGCCCCCGGCTTCCAGTTCGACCACGACCCTGACCCTCACAACGTCCCCGGCCTGACCAGCGTGATCGGGTGCTCGCTCACCGGCAGTGACGGCGGCACCTCCAGCAGCCCCTGACTCACGGCGGCGGTCAGGGCCATCCGCACGTTCTCCTCGGTCACGCCCAGCGCGGCGCTCACGTCGGTGACCAGCGGCCCGACGCGCACGAACTTGTCGTCGCCGACCTCGGCCACCGTCCCGGCCTCGGGCTTCGCCAGCGTCAGCGTCACGTCGCTGACCAGCGCGTTGATCACGCGCGCCTCCTGCAGCGTCCCGGTGTCGTCTACCTTGCTCTTCTTCGTCATTCTGGTTCTCCCGTGATGTGGTGGCGACTGTGTGCCGACGCGGTCAGCGCCCGAAGGTGCGACCGCTCGCAGCACCGCCCGTCGCGGCAGCGGTGATGCACGACGTGGCCGTCAGGGATCGGCCCCACCGTCAGCGCGTAGACCCGTCGATGCACCGCGAGGAACCGCCCCCGGTGCATCACCCGCCGATACTTCCCCACCAGCATCGGCTTCCACAACCGACAGCCCCGTGCCGTCGGCCTGATCGCGGCGACCGCCGCCACGAACTCCGCGTCGGTCACCGCCCCCGCTCCTGCACCTTCAACCACGCGTCGATGGCCCGCCGGATCTGCTCCGGCACGGGCACGCCGCTGCGCTGTTTCACCGCCGTCAGGCGCAGGAACTGTCCCGCCGCCAACTTCAAGCTGTAGGGCTTGTCGTTGTCGAGCGCCGCCTTCGGCATCTGCTTCATGGTCGTAAGTGTATGTGTAGAAAGGAGTAGTGTCAAGTCGCAAAATAGTGCTTGACGGCCACCGCTAGGTTCCGAGTAAGATGTGCAAGTCGTCGTTGATTTTGACGCCGACGCACTGGAGAACGACGATGAACCTGAAGCCGCTCGACCGCCTCACGAACCGCATCACCGAGAACTACCGCCTCGCCTCCGTCGTGGCCCTGCGCCGCAACGGTCGCACGCTCTCGATCACGACCTGCGACGACCACGCCGTCAGCGCCATCACGACCCTCGCGCACCGCGAAGGGCTGTCGGCCACGACCTTCGACCTCGCGCCGGATGCGCGCGGCTTCCACGTCATCGTCAAGTAGCTCGTCCACCTCACTCACTGGAGATCAGACCAATGGCACACAACATCGCGTCCATCAACGGCCAGTCGGCCATCGCTTACATCGGCAGCACCCCGTGGCACGGCCTCGGCACCCGCCTACGCGGCGACGTGCGCTACTCCATCGAGGCCAGCCTCGCGGCGGCGCACCTCGACTGGACCGTCGGCCTTGAGCCGCTCTACGACAACAGCGGCTCGCTCATCCCGCTCGGCCAGTTGGCCCGGCGCTCGTCCGACGGCGCGCAGTTGGCCGTCGTCGGCCCCTCCTACGTCGCGGTGCAGAACGCCGCCGCGATCTCCATCCTCCAGACCGCCATCGAGGAACTGGGCGCGACCATCGAGGTCATCGGCGCGCTGGGCCGGGGCGAGCGCCTCTGGGCGCTGGTGCGCCTCGCGGGCGCGACGGTCGATGTCACCGGCAACGGCGACAGCGTGCAGGGCTACGCGCTCCTGACGTGGTCGCACGACGGCAGCGGCGCGGTGAAGGTCATCGCGACCGGCACGCGCGCGGTCTGCCAGAACACCATCGCGCT